TAACAACTTCGTTTATTTCGTTGTAATCGGCGTCTAGGCCAAAAACTTCTACGGTTCTTGCACCAGTTCCTGCGGCAGTGTCATTAGCTGAACTGCTTGATATAGTCATTACTGTGGCTGATGCGGGATAAGCGTATAAACCGCCCTGTTCCCAGATGGTTTCTTTTGTGTCTCCAACAGAGGTGTTGTAGCCAAACTTAAAGACAGTTTTATGACCCGAAATCTGCCCACGAGCGACCTGTAGCTCAAACGGTTCGCTTGTGCCGACTTGAGATATAGATCTTATCTCGTGGACAGACATTGTTTTACGCCAAAAAGATTGTTAGTTCGGCACCTGTACCCGAGATTGCGCTTACATAAACACCGCTTTCAGCAATTATACCGTCACCCGGAATGTTAAGAGCATTCTGACCGGCAGGAAATTTTTGTGTAAGCAATGTCGCACCGCCGTTGCCGTCGGTTAGTGTAAACGCACCAGCGGCGGTAGCGTACATAACAATCTGTTTAATGCGTGAGCGACCCGGACCTACTGCCCCTGTCGCTGTAGCACTATAGGCTTTTACTGGACCAGCCATTTAAGCCTCCTATTAAGCCGCAGCTACTGCGCCAGTGTCCACACGAATCCAGTTTGAACCGTCAGAAAACACAAGGTTTCCGGTTCCCGCGCCAACACCTTCCGCAGCCTTACGGCAGTCTGGTGAAAACACAATTGCTCCGCGATTTGCGGCAGAAGCTGCGGGAAGCGCACCAACATCCAATGCACCTAAAGTAATAAGGCTGTAGGAAACGTCTCCTGCTGGATTATCAATCTGAAAGCCCCGCTGTGAAATTACGGGTCCTGTAAAGGTAGTATTAGCCATTTAGTTCTCCTGTCGTGGCTAGTGTCAACCGCACCGTGCGGTTGTCAGGGATGACTTATTATACAATAAAAAAGGGCGACTGAATAGCCGCCCTTTAATATCTTTGTACCTACACTTATGCGCCCGGTGAACCGAACACTGCGCGTGGATCGCTGAAGCCGAAGCTGTAACGCTCACGAGCCTTGAACCGCATGTTGCCTGTGTCGAAGTCTGGATCCATTCCAGTTGACAAAGCCATACGCTCAAAGTGCTTGAAGCCGTTTGGTGCATCAGTCTTGATGAAGAATGCATCTGAGTCAGTCAGGTAGTCGTTGACTACATAACCTTCAGGCAGCAGACCAGAAGACTTGATTGCGTTGATGTCGTTGTCGGCAGTTCCAACCCGGAGGTTTGAAACAAGCAGACGCTCGGCAACAAACTGCAACTGGCGAGGAATGATCAGCTTCATGCCTTTTAGGGCAATGATCAAGCCACGCTCGTCAGTGAAACCAGCAATGCTGATGAGTGCGTCCTCAAGTGAGGTCTCATTCAGGTCAGCAGCTACTGCTGGCTCGTTGGCGAATGTGCCACCGTTTGTCAGCGGGTGGTCAGTTGCACAGAGTTCTTTGGTATCGCCACCAGCAAATGCTGCGTTGAAGGCGTTGTTAAGAACAGAGGCAGCTTTAACCTGCTTTGTGTGTGCCATAGAACGTGCGAGTGCGCGTGTATAGCGTGATGCCAGACGATCGTAAAGATTGTCTTCGATAGCTTCTTCAGTGATTGAAAAGGCCATAGCAACTGTCTCGTGGTTGTAACGAGCAGTGTATGCTTCTTGTGCATCGTCGAATGACACACCAGAACCTTCAGCTTTCACTGGAGCCGCACCGAATCCAGACAACATTACTTCTTCCTCGAATGCCCGGTCTGATGACTCGGAATCGAAGATTTCAGCATGCTGACCTTCATAGCGATTGTATTCCATACCAAAGAGAGCGTTTAGGCCCGGCTCTAGTTCTTTGGCGAGATTTGCGCGAGAAATAGCCATTATCTAAACTCCCTTACGCTATTGTTGCGTCGGCATCGTTACCGAGCAAAACGTGGTTGTTGATCTTCACAATCATCGAAATGCCAGCAACTGCGTAATCGGCGTTATCAACGTCTTCCTGAATACCAACAATCATCAGCGGCAAAGAAGGATCTGTTGCTGCTGCTGTTGAGATATCCACGACTGCTGTTGAGTTGCCTGTAGTTGTGCTACCGGCATTACCGCTTGCGAAGTCTACTGTCTTGAAGATGTTTGCACGAGCAGTAGCTTTGTTTGTCATGCCTGCATCGGCAACACAAATAAAGCGTTGTGCTGGGTTGTCGTACACATAACCAATGATGTCGTAGTTCGTGTCTGCTGAACCTGAACCGGGCCAGTAGTTAGAAAAACGCTTTTCCTTGGTTGTTGCGTCAATATACTCACAGCCAGCGAAAGCACCTAAAAGTTGCTCTCCGTCAGCAGCAGCGCTTGCAACCAGAATTGTCCCGCCAGTAGTTTCTACTTTGACCGGGGAACCCTGATAGATTGCTGCTGCCGTGCCAGCGATGAAGTATGCTGTAGTGCCTTGAGTAGCTGGTGTGCTACCAAAGGTGTTGATCGGCTTGAGGCCGAAAGCGATGTTTGAATTCGCCATTACACACTCCTAAAGGTTATGGTAAGGATCTAGTCCTTACCTCCAAATGTTACACGACTTTTCCTATCGTTGTGGATAGGCATTGAGGGGTGTTGCTCCCTCATCAGGTTTTGGTCAACGGATTCCATTTGATTACGGGTCTGCTCCCGGAAATATTCAGTTCTTTCTTGGACCGTCTCCTCGGGGATACGGGCAAGCATTAATCCGCCTACACCGATTACACCTGCATGCTGACCATCATCAATGGTTGGGTACTTCCCAGCCATCTCAGGATATTCGTCAGCCCGTACAGGCTCCCATCCTTCACGAAGCTTGGCGTTCACATTCATCTTGTCATCCTCACCACGAAGGGCGGAACGAATCCAGCGATGCTTGTAACCTGCCGGTGCTTCTGGTGCCTCCAATTTTGAAGGCGGTGCCCAAGGCTTGCGGCGTTGGGTCTTTGCGCGAGTTGTCGCTTCGCGTGGCGTTCTTGTAGAATCAGTCATTTTTTAATCCTTTACATACTTTGCGTATTCTTCGAGCGGAACATTTAACCGTTTCGCAATTGCAATTTGCGAAGGAGTTAACTTGACTGTTCTGCGCCCCTTTTGTGACGGTGCCTTAGAAGCACTGGACTCCGCAGAAGCGACTCGGGGTCCTGCATCGCCTCGTGTGGCTCCCTTAAACTTGTGGGGGAACTCTTTACGGACTCTGCTGTCAAGCTCAGTATAATACTCATCGGACGCCGGGTCAAATCCTTCATCCTCAATTAATTGCCTATGAATACCAAAAGCGGCATATGTCATGGTCTGATCACTTCCAAACCATTCATTTTTAGAAGCCCAAGCTTCTGCCTTTGGATCCGGTGGGGCTGGCTGCGCCGCTTGCGGTTGTTGAACAGGTGCCTGAACAACTTGCTCACGAGCTTCTTGTTCAACTTCACGACGACGACGAGCTTGCTCAAGTTGTGCCTGATCAAGCGCTAACTTACTCAGGTTTTTCTGAGCCTCGAACATTTGCTCGGCATCACCTTCATCATAAGCTGCTTGATACGCCCGTTTTGCAGCGTCAATCTGAGACTCAATCCGAGTTCCAAACTCACCCACATAGGACTGATCAAGTTGCTCCAGACGTTTACGAAGCTCCTCGTTTTGCTTCTTTACGTCTTCGGCATAGGCAACCGCTTTCTTTGTGCGCTGCTCTTCCTCTCGATACTTGTGCGTAATCTTGCTAATACGCTGTTGAACAGATTTAGAGTAATCAGATAATTCGTCCTCTTTACTCTGAGCCTGATTTTCCTCCTGTTGATCTTCAGAGACTTCTGCTTCTGGAGCTTCTGTCTCTTCTAGTTCAACAATATCAATTTCTTTTTCTTCCATTTCTGCGGCGTTAGTTGGCACAACTACCCTCCGTATGACTTGATATCGTCTGGATCGACGATCGTTGCGATGACTTCGTCATCGTTGATGATGCGGACTTCACCGCCCTCGATTGTAAACCGAGACCCAGCATAGCGTCCGATACACACCCAATCACCTTCTTTACACCAAGGATCACTACCACCAAACTTGTCGGGGTCCTTGTATGCAAGAGGGCCGAGCTTCACCACATACGCTACCACGGTAGCGCGTGACTCTCTTTCTCTAACTTGATCGGGAACGTAAATACCACCTTCAGTCTTATCACGACCCATATACGGCATGACAAGTAATCGCCATCCAGTGGGTTGTGGTACTCGCTCTGATAGGGGCTTCTTCTTTGCGGCCTCTTCGGCCTTCTTCTTCGCCTCGCGTTGCGCGAGGATATAGTCAGGTACGATCAGTGTCTTCGACATAGTTAACCTTTTTCAGCAGGGCCTTGAGTTCATCAAGAGCGTAGGCGACACCCTGTATTTCGCCGACTCTTGCTTTGTATTCTTCCCAGTTCTTGACATTGCCGTAGGTAATGCCTTCACTGAGAGAATCAATTCTTGTGTTCAGCATCTTTTGATACCGATTGATAAAGTCTAAAACGTCCATTTGCCCCTCAAATGATTTTAGTCTTCGTCCATCCCGCAATCGCAGTCTGGCTTGCCGCATTCACAAGGCAGGTCACTAAGTGGTCCGCCTTCCTCCCAAGCTGCACAACTATTCTTAGCACTGCACATAAACTTTAGCAACTGGCAATAGCCAACTTCGCCACTCTCGTCCTTCATGCACTGCTGCATATGCTCGGTGATGTTGAACACGGAGCACGTTCCACAGCTTTCTTCTGGATTAACCGCTGGCCCGTACTGATGATCTTTGATCGCGTACCGCTGGTTCTCCTCGTTTGTCTCTACATCCTGCGTAGCGATAGGACACGCATCCTGCATCTTATCAACAGGTATACCATCTTGAATCTCTTTTGCTAGATCAAGTCCATCAGGAATTAGTTTGATTTCTATCTTCATTGTCTAAATCCAAAGTTATCAAAATTAAAAAAAGATTTATTCTGTCCGGCGGGGGAGTAAATCTGTGCGCTTGGCCGTCTACCTGCTTCTTTCATTCCAAATGTCTCAAGGAAGCTGTCGAAAGCACTTTTTTGCTGGCCCGCCTGATACATGTTGCCCCCCACATTACTTAGATTAGAGTAATCTACTTGAGCATACTGATTCGCCGTTGCCGGGCCACCGAGAGAAGATCTTTGCTCAGTTCTAAACTCCGGCCCCATTATTTGCCCTGAAGGAAGACGAGCACCATCTGGAACTTTTGAAAAATCTTTATCCAACAAATCTTTTACGGACATGTCGTGCTCGTTTAGAAAATCTCGAACCTCGGGGCTTAGATTTTTTTCCGCAGCAGATCTACCAAAAGCGTCACCAAGTGGCCCCAGCCCAAATCCGAAAAACCCTTGTTGGTTTCCGGCCATTAGTTCTTCCCCGGCGGTAACGGGGCTTTGTGCGGGAAGATTAGCACCACCCATTAGGGCGTCTAATATAGCCGGATCTCGTACAAACTCTTGCGTTGTACTCTGTTGAATTGGGCTACGAGAAATTGACGACCGTGGCACAGGGGCAGCGCTTGTCTCCCCCGTCAGTGGGTGCTGACTTGTTCTTGCAATAATGTCGGCGCGGGTTTCATACTGTGACGGTGTCACCGAACCAATCTGCGTTGGGGTTGGTGCTGGTGTGCTTGGTGAAAAATAATCCTTTATAGAATCAGCCAGTGCTGAAATACCAAGGCCGGTTCTTTTGGATGCTTGCCCCATAAAAGAAGTGGGAAGATCCTTATTAATAGCTGGATCAAATTGCTCATTATATGCTTTTGAACCCGTTGGAACATAAGTCGAGAACGGATCAGCCATACTCATTAGGCCAAGGCCCAAAGGACCAAGAGCGAGGGAAGCGCCTTGAGAAACCAGAGCATCATTAAGAGGGATGTTTTCAATATCTACTTGTTGTGCTACAGGACCTTGAACAGTTATCTCATCCACAGGGTTTCCGAACAAAGAACCAAAAGCCTGCTTTTGTGCTTGAGGGTTCTGTCCCGACCAGTTGGTGTATCTTTCATACTTTTTCTGAGCTACTTTGGCAGCGCCCTTGTAGCCCAATCCTCCCGGACCAGTCGCGTAGTCAATGTTTCTGGGATCGATACCGAGAACCCGTGAGAAAAAACCCTGATGCCCATACGGGTTTTTAGGAGTGATTCCCATAATACCGTTGTAGGTGCTTTGAGGAAGAGCACCAGAATAAAAATCTTGAAGTCCTGAAATGTTTGCTCTAGCTGTAGCAATATCGGTTACTTGGGGGCTGTAGTTTCCGTCACCAAGATAATTGTCACCAAAGGTGTACCCGCCGATATTTCCTCCAGAAGCCTCGAACGCAGCCGCAGCCTTGTCCTGCTCCAAGGATTGATCCATATCCTCATCAGTGAAGCTGGAATTATCTTGGTTCCAGTTGCCCATTAGTAAACTCCAGTGAACTTCCCGCCACCAACGGCCTTACGCATTCCACCGCAAGACATATACTTGCCGTCCTTGGCTTTAACGCCTTCTTCCATTTCTTTCGCTTGCTGTTCACGAAGCTTTTTATAACGGTCGGATTTCTTTTTCATCCGCTCTTTAGTTTTCGCATCTTCTTCCTCGGTCTGCGGCTTTACAATGCTTTTCCAATCACCAGACATATATTTCTCCAATGTCTCTGACCCGCCGTCTTTACGACCACGGGCTTTCTTTAAAAGTTTCTTTGCGGAAGAACGGTTGATACCAAGATCACCTGCAAACTGATTTATTCTTGGTCCGGCCATTTCTTTCCCCAGTTAATGATCTCGTCTATGGTACGACCACAGCCAATACATCTTACACGTTCTTTATCTAATACACAAATGCCAACACACGGACTTTTATTTTCCTTCATGTGACATCCATACAGCAAAGGCACCAGTAGCAGCGCCCACAATCGTTGATACAAAAGCTGTCTGCTGCGTAGTGGCAGCAGCGCCTAAACCCATAAACCAGTCACACACATTCCAAGCCATAAACGTAAACGCAATCATCATACCCCGTGGTATGATCTTGTATTCCAGTAGCGTCTTGCTCACTTTGTTAGGCCCTTAGCCTTTTCAAAAGTACGGAGTCCTCCCAAACCGAGCATACCCATCAGCACAGTCATCAGTGAGTCCATATCAAACGCTGGTAGATCAGGCGCTTCTATACCTGCATACGCAAAACCAAACGTAACCATAGGCACCAAAACGAAGTGCCATATCATCGCAAAGCTCAGGCCCCAGCCAAGAAATGGGCGCCAACCCGCCACAAAAATGGAACGGTGCTGCGCCTCCATCTTATTGATTTCAAGCTGACCTTTAGCTAAGTCCTGTGCATGCCGCTCCGCCATAGTGGCAATCTCATGCGCCAACTTGTTCTTCTGGTCTTTGTCCTCGACGAACTTACCAATCAATTCGGTCGCCGGACCTATCAGTGCTTGGATCATTTCTTACGATTCTCCTTGGCCTGCTCTTTAGTCGTGCGGTTGTGCATGTCCCACATAATCACTGTCCACGGTTCCTGTCACGAGCTAACTCAGCCTGCGTATTAATACGATACACATTCACATCGTTACGCTGATTTGCTACATCCATCTGTGCATTCAGGCGCTGCATAGCCAAATCCATTTGCTGCTGCATCTTGGCCTGATCGATCTGATAATCCATCTGATCGTTCTGCATCTTGCGTTGAATCTCGGCAGTGTCGTTCTGCAACTCCTGCTGACGGATCTGAACAAGCGGATCTGGTTGCTGTGGCGGCATCAATAGTGGCGCCAACTGCTCAAGTGTTTCAGCAATCTGCTGGGCAATCATCGCGTCAATCACAGTCGGATCGATCTGAGGAATTGGCTCACCAGCCATCTGCGCCTCGTCTACACCCTTCTTCAGCACAGCCTCTACAATGTCGCGCGCAAACAAGGCCACATGCTCCTGAACGTGCGCTTGCAAAATACCAAAGGCTTGCGGGTTCGCCTGAATGGCAGGAGACTGAATTAATGACGCATGCACACGAATGTGGGCGCGATGATCTTGCTCCTTGAACGCCTGACTCGGCATACCCTTCAAGGCATTCGAGTTCTCCATTGCCGGATCCAAAGCCTGTGGTGGCTGCGGTGCCGGTAGAATTGCATCGATGTTTTTAACATCCAGCGCATCATACATCCGACGATAGGCTTCGTACAGGTTGTGCATCTGCGGCGCGGCCTGTGCAAGCTGCAACTGTGTCTGTGCAAGTGACAGGCGCTGCGCCATAGAGAAGATTGACGGGTCAGAGACTGGGAGAATATCTACACGCCCGTCAAAGTCCTGCGCCATAATCTGCGGGTCGATATTAGGCCCGATCTGATATGGATACGGCACTGGGTTATTAGCAAAGATCTCCGCCAACATACGGAACTCAGCTTTCTGAGCGTAATGCAGGCGCTTATGAATGCTTGAGATTACTTTAGATCCCTGCTCGATAAGTGCCACTGTAGTTCCCACGGGAGCTTGTGAGTTGACATCTGCGACCTTTGTGTCCGCAACCTGTGCAAATCGTCTGCCCGAATCAACGACCACCCCGAGTAGCTGACCCAGCGTTGCAGAAGGCTCCTTGTACGGGAGCGGCATAAGAGCATTGCGAATATCACCGCCGGGAACATCAAGATCGCGGAACTCACCCGGGTTAACAGGCTCATCGTCATTTCTAATACGAACGCCCCGTGCCTTAAACCCGCCCGGTAGATTCGATAACGTGCCAGCGTCGATAAGCTGGCGGAGAATAGATGTCGCAGCACGGCTCAACCCTCCAATCATGTGCAACAAACCGAACCCATAGAACCCAAAGCCCGGCAAAAACTTGTAGTGAACAAAGAAATCACGCTTGCGACGAAGCGGATCCTGCTCACGATAGTTCCGTACTAACGAGAGAATCTGTCCCGAATCAGCGTCCATAGTGACGATATACGGCAAGCGGATACCCGTAGGCTCACCCATCTCGTCCACATCCTCAAATCCCTCAAGGTCAAGATCAACGTGGACTTCATATATAGTATAAAGCTCGTCACTGTATCCCGGACGGAGTCCCTGAATTTCGTCAGTCTTGCTTCTAATTGTTGTGTCAGACTCGTCATCTTCTGATGGAGATAGGTCAACATCACGATATACACCTCCTACCTGTAACTTACGGATTTCATTTTCGCTCATACGAACAACATGTGTGTAACGCTCCGCTGTACGCAAATCTGATGCAGCATACGGCACAATCAAATCTTCAGCCGGAACAAACTTAGACACAGCCCGCTGCCGTGTCGGATCAAAATAAACTTTCTTAAAGGTGGAACCAGTGATCGGCAAATAGAACAACATCTGATCAGTGTCCTGATCAAACTCCTCCATCACCTCAGTGATCTGATAGTTCATGAAGTCCTTGACACGCTGGGCCTGATCCTCAACCTCTTTGCTCTGCTGCCCTATAATCTGCGTCTTTACAGGACCACCCGGCGGCAACATCTCTTTATAAGCCTGCGCCTGAAACTGCGTTACAGCCTCCGACAAAAGCGGATGTGTTACACCAGAAGCACCCAGAAACGGCTCGTTGCGCTCCTGATAATTAATACCAAGCAGCACCAAGCCCTTTGAAATAGACTCTTCCCAATCTTCTCTGGACGACTTGTCCTCATCAACACTATTACCAAGGTCCGAGGACAAAGAGCCAAGAACAGAATCGTCAAGAACCTCTGCCAAGTTTGCGTTGTGATCGTACTCTTCAGCTACAACCTCAACAGACTCCTCATCACCAACCATCTCAATACCAGCCGGTAACTCTTCCATAGGTACTTGGACCTCGGTCATCTGTTCTTCCATAGTCATGCCGGGGCCACCAGCACCCATTGCAGACTCAACCATCTGTGGAGGTAATGCCATACTAGAATATTCCTTTAAATCTCTGTGGACGGGCAATAGGGCTGAAGCCCTTGATCATACCGCCATTGCGTCTGGTTTGTGTCGAGCGCTCTTTTTTGATCTCGATATAACGATCATACTCAGCATCCGTAAGAGACTGAATATTCTTCAACGCCGTCGCCATAATCTGTTTGTCTGTTCGCATCCTATGAATATACCTTAAATATATCACCGATACCAGAACGTAAGTCAACCTTGCCACCGTCCTTGTACCTGCGGACCGCAAAAGTAGAGTTAGATCCGGGTTCTCCCTTCATAGGCGCAAGATCAATATACCGCATAGGTCTGGTTGCCTGAACAGCAGGGATATCACTTTCACCTATATACCCAAGATCTTTCGGATCAACAGTTCCCGTTTTAAGATCAGGGTATTGCCTCTGTAGCTCCTTAATAATTGTGTCTGGAACATCCTGATAGGTGGCTTTGTACGCATCTCTTTTCTTCATTAGCTTTTCTAGCCGCTCTATGTCCCCGTCTTTTTGGGCTTTCTTGATCGCATTACCCAGTCTATCTGGCACTTCCGCAATATCTCGGTAGTCGGGGAAGTAATAACGGTCTGAACCAGTGTCTACCGCATGCTTAATAGCTCTGTTGACCTGATACTTTATAGCCTGACTGTTCGTTTTAAACGGATTCTTGGGGACAAATCGAGCCTCTAGATCCGTATCTATACCTGAAGTTAGGTCAGTCATCCCGGCTATGTCGCCTTCTGTCTCATACTTATACTGTTTGTATAAAGCTGAATCTGTGGCGCTCTCAGTTGTGTCATCAACTGCGTCGTTTATGATATCTCTACGCTCTTTGGAAGCTTTGTCTCTAGCAAATTTTTTGCTGTCAAAATCAGCATAAACTTTAAACATATCATCTCTTGCCTTCAAATAGTCTTCGTGCGTAGATCTAACCTGCTTCATACTATCTTTTACAGTTTTAGTTGCTTTGGGGACTATGTTATCCATCACTTCAGAACTTCTAGATATCATCGATGCCGTAGGAAATGTGGCAGTTCTAAACTGTGTAGCAACATTTTCCACAAGTTCTGCGAGAGCATCTATTTTTCTTTGATTATCACCAAAAGCAACGGCTTGTACTGTATTTAATCCACGAGGCATATCCCCCACAACTTTTGCGTCAGCCGGTATACCCAGTATTTCTTTTAAGACTGCCTCGTTCTCTTGTATAAACGCTACCCTGTCACCTGTGCTTAAACTTTCAGTGCTTACCTTACGCAAGCCCAAGTCTGTTGCAGCAGAAACCACATCGTCACTGAAATCATATTCCTTAATAAGAGGCATGCTTTCGTACACACCCGCCTTCGATGCGTTTGTTGCCCTGTCGATCATGTTAAAACCAGCCATTAACTTTTCTGACGGAGAAGCTAATTGATTGTCAGGGCCAATAGAAATACCTATAAGCGAATTGGCATCACGCACTACATCCGTCGGATCTTCCGAACCAACACCAAACCTATACTCAAGATCTGAGGCACGGCGCTGTGCTTCATTTACGAGTGTTCCACTGGAACGCATTTCCGAATCAATGGTAAGAATTTGATTATTTATATCAGGCAGCGTTTTGAATTTAGGATGGTCCTGAATCTTTTCGTCAAAGCCTTTAAACTTGCGAACAAGTTCCGGGGTCAACTCCACTAAATTTTCCCCTACACCAGTCTCTTCACCTCGTGCTTGCCTCGTTAAATCCGCAGTCAAATCTGACTGATATTCACCACCAACCGTAGCCTTGCCACCAGTAATAGGATCGTCAAGCTGATTCACACGAGCCATACCTATAGGAGCCTGCGTATCAAAACGGAAGTGATCTAAATTATAGGGCGTGGCCGCAGGAGAGAAATCCGGGTTGTTCCGCACCCCCTGATCAAAAAATACAAGCTCTTCGTACTTTGTCATGCCCGGCGGCAGATTTACTATCTGCTGACTCCCACCAGCTACATCATTGGCGTTTATTTCCATACCAATCTTCGGAGCGTTTTGATTGTAATACTCTAAATAATCATCCGCAGATCTTCTAACAGTCTTGTTCTCGTTTATAAAAGAAGCAATCCCAGAAGCCTCAAGCTCTTCATTTTTAATACCAGCGTTCTTCAACCTCGAAGCCATCTGTTCGCCAGTAAAGCCCTTCTTACCCATCCCAAGAGTCTCTTCAGCGTTCAACAACACACTCTCAAGAGGCGAATAATCATCGCCAAACACTGCCATCTCTTCGCTATGTAACGGGTTGTTCATGACACTGCGATCAACGCCCGGGGTCCCCGGCGCGCCAACCGTCTTCTCAAGCGGCACGAACTCATCTGACCCAGCTTCGCGAACCAAAGGACCGAGGTCCGAGGGCGAAGCTTCAAGTTCAGCGGCCCCAGAACCTTTAACCTCGGCTCCCGAACCTCGGGTTTTCTTCATGATTTTTCCCAGTAAAGGAGCTATGCCCTCGAACGCCTTTTCAGCAACCTTACCACCAGCAGCGCCAAGTCCTGTGCCCAAAGCTGCACTGGTCGCGGTTCCAGTTAACCCCTCACCTTCACCAGCGCCGTAGATGCTACCTTCTAAAGCACCGATCTTTGCTGCACCCTTCAAGCCACCACGAAGAGCTAGGCCAGCAAGTCCTACACCCGTGGGTATCGAACCTACGATCTCGGAGCCATAAGCAGCGATAGGGTTAGTGTCACGAAATTCAGATATAGATTTACGGATGTCCGCGACTTCTTCGTCGTAGGATCTGTCACCAATCAGGGACCGAACACCAGCTTCGAGCTCATCGCCAAAGCCGAAGGTTACCCCCTGACCAATGGCACGAGCGAGATTGCCTGCGTAACTTGTCGGGGCTTTAGCCATTAGTAGTATTCTCTAGCTTTGCGGGGTGGGTCATCTTCAAACTCTTCGCCATTCAGACTGATAAAGCCACCCTGACGGAAACGCATCAAGGCCATCGTCATACTATCACAAAAGTCATCGTGTTCGCCATTGGGGAATGACGCTACTTCCTCGATAACTTCTTCTGCAAACTTCTCGCCTTCAGGATACCATACTTTTCCCGACTCGAATATAGGAGACACAATATGCATACGGGTTGTTTTATCCATACCCCCGCCCCCACGTTTTCGGCCCGGGCTAAATGTAGCTACAGGGAGGTTCAGTAACCTCATCTCGTCAGCTAGTGGTTGACCCGAAGCCTTCGCCTCAATCAGCATCAACTCGGGCTCCCAATATTCATACTCTTCCTGTGCAATGGCCTTTAGTTCAGGAAAGTTCCACCTCCCCTTCTTGGCATCCATCAATATAAGGTGCTGGTCACCATTACCAAATGGCTGGAATACTCCCCAAGTTGTAATTGCAGAGTAGTCAGCGGTTTCCTTTTTACTATAGGCAGTATCATAAGACTGGATGACGTAGTCCAAATCAGGAATATCATCGTGCTCCCACACCTTCCACCAATCCCGCTTGACCATAGCGGTTGCTTCTGAGGTAGGATTCTGTTGCCACTGGGCATTCCACTTACCAATAGACAGCGAGGCTTTTACTTTTAGTAATTCTTCTTTTTGCCAGAATTCAGGCCATAATGGTTCCCCCGAAGGCATAATTGCAGGAAATTCTACCACCTCCCACTGGTCAGCCATAATGTCTTTCTGCTGTGCTTGCAGTAACCTCCCGGTAATATCCTTCTTGGACCACCGGGTCTGGACAATAATGATGGTTCCCCCCGGCTGCAAACGCTGTCGAGGACCAGAAGTGTACCACTCGTACGCATTATCGTACGCTGTCGAGGATAAAGCATCTTGTTCCGAGTGCGGATCGTCAATAATTAACAAGTCAGCGCCACGGCCAGTCATTGCAGCACCCACCCCGGCTGCAAAATATTCCCCGCCAGCGCTAGTCTCCCAACGACCTGCCGCTTGGCTGTCCGGTTTTAGATCCGTATTAGGGAAGATCTCTTTGTAAATGGGATCAGCAATTAGGTCACGGACCTTTCTACCGAATCTTACAGCAAGTTCCGTGTTCATTGTAGCTTGAATAATTTTTAATTTTGGGTTTCTACCTAAAAACCAAGATGGCATGAGATAGGACGCAAATTCTGATTTAGAATGTCGGGGCGGCATGTTGACAATCAGTCTTTTTAACTCCCCCCGAGCAATCTTCTCGAGCTTTTCTGCGATAATTCGGTGATGGGTCCCCTCTATAAAACCCTCGTATACATGTTTTGCATACGTCATAAATTTATCTTGGGCCTCGTCACGAGTTGACAGGCGCTTCTGGTGCTCTTCCAGTAACAGGATTTCCTTTAGGACTTCCTCTGGCAGCAGGTCTAGATTGGATATCTGATTCATTTCCGAATGATAATACCTTCCAATGAATTTATCAACCCAGCTACGCCACGCCACATGTCAACCCCCTACCGCCAAATATAGGGGGCGGGGGGTCGATCAATCTCAAATCTGATTGCCGATCGATGCCAGTAACCCCAAAACGCGAGAAAAAAAAGCGCAAATCCAGTGATTATATCGGTTTTAGGGCTTGTGTTATGGGATTTATCTGATACGATCTTAGGTATTGAAACACAAACGAAGGGGAATTCGTTATGACTTTAAGAAACCAAATCATCGAGCAGCTAGGCGGTCGCCTGTTCACTGTATCATTCACCAAGCTTGACGGAACAATCCGTCAAGCCTATGGCCAGATCGTTCGCGACGATCGCTTGACCGACGATCAACCAAACGTGATCACGTTCATTGACTACTCGATCGCCAAGGAAATGCACGACGCGGGCAAGGGCAATGTGCGCCGCATGAAGCTCGAGGCCGGAACCTATACGATCAAGTCCGGTAAAACTATCATCTCTAACGCATCATAAGGGGAATTCATTATGAGCAAAGCTATCACTCGCATTCACGTTAACCAGCACCACATTCGCGAGAACGCCAAGACTGGCGATCGCAAGCCGGTGTTCACTATCAAGAAGGGCAGCACCAACACATACTCGAACGAGATCGAGATCGAAGGCCGCTGCCGCCTCGTATACAGCCCCGACAAGCCGTTGTCATGCGGTGCCAAGGTCTGGATCGAGGTACTCGATGAACACGGCATCGTTGCCAAGAACGCGGTGGCGTTCAAAGATCTCTAGACATAGGGGCTTCGGCCCCTACCGTCCGCCAGTGAGCGCTGGCGCTGAAGAGTCCAAAAGGACGAAACGGTAAACCAAATAGAAGGGGACTATACTATGAGACACGCATTCGTTGCACATAGAAGAACAGTCGCCAAGCGTATGACATACGTTTGGGGTATGATGATCATCGCCACCAGTACCGTTGGACTGGCTGGCTATCACTGTCTGTTTATCGATGACATGTTCGCCATCGTCACCGGCATCGGTATGATATCGATCGCCAGCGTTGGCCTGCCTTGGTCAATCCTTGGCTGTTTGTTTTCAATTCAAGATATGAATAGGGGGTAATTATGGCTAAAATTTACTACCACACTCAGGCAGCGGCCACCGGCAGATTTGTTATCTGGTCGACTGCAAAGTCTTTGACTGAGGCGGGCAAGACACTAGCCAAGCACAACAAGATCTGGCCTGACTCATCGAGCGATGGCAAGTTAATCACCATCGGCAAAAAGAAACGAGGATGCTCGAGCATAATACCGACCGCTGAGTATCGCTTGAATGGTGACAAGCTGGTACCAGAAACGAAGCTGGTGGCGTTTATGGATGACGGCACGTTCTCGTTTAACTTCTAATCAACCTAGGATCGAGTGCCAAGGTGCTCGATCCTTTCGCTTGCGGGCGTTCTTTTATATGACAGGGCGCAGGCCGCAGCGGGACGCAGGCCGCAGATTTTAGGGCTTGCGATATCCCATAAAATCCGATAAGCTTTCTCTATTAACTCATGAAGGGGAAAAATCATGAAAACACAAAACTCAATCATATATCGCGGGCCGTCACAAATTGACCCCGAAGAGAATATTGTCGTTGTCGCTATAACCAAAAGCAGCAATTCTAAAACAGGTAACATGTTGCAAACATATATCTTGTGCGATAACGGCCTTGATCCAATGCTGAATAACAAGCTTGGCAATGACTATTCAATCTGCGGCAATTGCAAGCATAGGGGCGAAGCGCAAGACATAGACGCCCCGGGCAAGCATGCCAAAGGCCGCACATGCTACGTTGCGTTATTCCAAGGTGTTTTAAATGTCTGGAAACAGGTTCAGAAAAACGCCTATCCAACGGCGCAGGGTCATGAAGCTATAGCAAAGCTTGGCGCGGGTCGCATGGTTCGGGTTGGTACATACGGCGACGGCGCAGCGGTTCCAAATTATATTTGGGACAGCCTATTGAGCGAGGCCGACGGCCATACAGCCTATAGCCATCAAGACGACCTTGCAGGCGTTGACGTTGACGCAGGCCGTTATATGATCAGCGCGGACACATTAACGCAGGCCGTCCAAGCTTGGAAAGACAGCAAGCGCACATTCCGCGTCATAAATGACGTTGAAGAGGTCGTGAAAGGGTCAGAGGTGCTATGCCCTGCCAGCAAGGAAGCAGGTCGGCGGGCAACGTGCGACACATGCAAGCTTTGCGCGGGTGCTTCGATCAAAGCTAAATCAATTGCTATCGTTCTTCACTAGGGTTTCCCCTGATACCCTGCCATCCTATCGGATGGCAGGGTATTTTCTTTATACCTATATCATATGATCGAGGGCGCAGGCCGCAGGCCGCAGGATCGAGGGCGCAGGCCGCAGGTCATCGACCCCCGAACCACGACTCTAGGGCGCAGGCGCGCAGCGCCAAGGGCGCAGATCGTATATCACCACACCATCGAGCCGCAGAACGCAGGTCATCGATCCTCGATCCTTGCAACTCGACCGCAAAACCGCCGTCAAATAATAATACATCGCCCTCAGAGGGGCAGTGTAACAGGAAAAAACTTACGCCATTACACCTAGTATGCGAGAGATGCCATGCAATCTGTGACTTTGAGATGGAAACCTTTCGATTTTTAATTATTTTTAACTCACACCAAATCGGCACACCATCTATGCACAGATAAACGTCAGGCATCCCCTCCCCTGTCCGATTTTCCACCCGCTGGAAGTGGCTCTTTTTCGGTAAATTCTGCTTCAACGATGTCCACAGTGACTGCTCTGTCTTTGGCATCTTCAACCCTTTTCATTTCTGGATCTGGGAAAGCGTTCGGATATTCTTTGCGGATGGCAGACAGTCGCGCCACGATATCTTCACGCGACATATTATCTAGCTGGTGAACGTGCGTTGACTCCCGCCGATCGATGGTCAACCCGCCAAGGCTCGAACGTATCTTCTCAGCGTTGATGGCAGCAGAAAACTGACCAGCCTCTTCCGCCGATCGAGACAACTCATCGAACCGCTTCAACTGATTCATCAAGGTCACGCCATATTTGCGCTCTCGTGCCTCGCGTAGTTCTTTTATCAGTTCGGGTACGTCAGGGAATGATCTGCCATCGAGCAGCTTGGCTGCGTGTTGGGCTGCGCTGCCGTCAGCATAGCCAGCCTTTCGAGCGCATTCAGCATTAGACCATCGACCATCAACATAAAACTTTGCAAACTCTCGCTGCCTTTGGGTCAGTCCAGCGGGTCTGCCGCCCTTGTTCTTGGGCAAACTATCGTCAGTGTCCATAGTGTTTTTTCTGCCTTTCTATTTTTTTAAAATCAAAAATCCAATCTCGCGACCATCAACAGAGGTTGAAAGTGTCTTACTGTCTTGTAAGTGTCTCGCCTGTAACTGTTTGTGGAAGCCAAACAAGACACATAAGACACATAAGACACCATTTTTAAAAAAAATATTTTTATTTTTAACAACCCGTAGAAAACATTATATGCCCCTGCATTTTGTGCTTTGACTATATGGGATTTATCTGATACGGTTCTCTTATACAGTCACCTAACTATATAGGTGCAAGGTTCGAGGTTCAAGGGGCAACGACATGGAAACAAAGACTAATCAAATAGATTATAAAGTTATTCGCCACGCGGATGTATTTCTGCTTATGCCGCAGAATGATGAGGCCAGAGATCACCTCGAAACCTACCGCTTTTCTTATGATATCTATGGTGAGGGCGACCGTGTTGAGACGCCGTTCAACCAGAATGGTGGCCTGATCATGCTCCCAGAATATCTACAGGGCTGGGTTGATTGTTTTGAGGATGAATGGATTGTGTCCTATGAAGTCTAATCCGCGAACAGCCCATATCACCGTAGGACTACGCAAGCCGACACTAGGCGCGCGGGTCTTGCATCTGGCTATAAACAATCGGGCGTGGTTGAAGGCGGCTATGTCCAAGCGAATTGCTTATGGAGGTAAGAAGAATGGATAAGATGATTGAATTGGAGTTTAAGCTTCGTGATGGTGGTTCTTACTATCTTTGCGACTCAAAGTTTTCGGTGATGTCTGGCAGGATCAGAAGGCAGGTCAATGCTGTCGAGAGTTACATTGAGCATTATGCATCGGTCAATGGCTATGCCGTGAAGCATTCTTATGAAGAGGTGGTCGAGATGATCCGCAAAGCAAAGGGGGCGAAGTAATGCAGCAAGTTGATTACAGGTTCGAGAACCACGGTTCTATATTCTTGTGCCAGCCATTGAATGGTGCAGCCAAGGACAATTTGGATCAGGCGTGTGAAGGCACTGATGATTTTCATATTCGTTGGGGCGATGCCTTGGTCATTGACCATCGGTTTGCTAACGACATTGCCCAGCAGTTAATCGAGGAAGGGTGGGTAATAGAATGAACTATTTAAAAGACATGACCAACGAACAGCTAAAAGCCTGTTTGTTGGATGATATGGAAAGTTTACGCGATGGCGGATGGGTTCAGCACGTTGAAGGTCACTGTCCTGATGATGACAGCATTGACGCTACGGTTTCAGTAATCGAAGAAGTGTTCAGACGCATTGACGTTTATTCTAACAAGAGGAAGCCGCATGACCGACATGCGTTGTCGAACCAGTTAATCACAAATGCTTTGAAGCGAGGAGACATAAAATGACTATTGATGCAGAAGTTCAAATGGGTTGCGCTGGTATGCCGACAATTCATTTGGTGTATTCGCCAAACAGGGCGGAGTGGGAAGAGATTGCCGAAGGCATTTGGATTGGTGCGCTCGAGGGTGGCAGCAACCACTGGATCGAGTACATCCACACTGGCGGCAACGATCTGAAGTCTGGCAAGGAAATTGTCGAGAAGAATTTTGAAATCATCATGCATGTGGATGACGGTGAGCCGCAGCCTACACGCTGGTACAGGAATTCTTTTGATGTAATTGTCGAGGGCATTGCACTGCTTGACGATCATCGCAGGGGCTTGGTGTTCAGTGACCTTGGTCAACTGGATGCCTATGACTATGACCTGATTATTCAACTAGGTACATTTGGTAAGGAGGTATTTTGCTAATGGCTTACACATATAAATCAATTGATCCGGAGTCAGGGATCATGTGGTGCGTTCGGGCAGTGTTTCTGGGTGACAGCTACGGTCTGGGTGATTGCCTGACATACAACGACAAGGATGATCGTCACGGCTTCAATCGTGACGACAATCCCCTGATCGAGTTTTACGATATGGACTCGACTGCCGCCAAGATCATGGCAGATGAGAATGATATCATCGCGGAGCGGGGGCAGTTTGTCAGCCGCTACTATCTCGACACTTTAAACAGAACCGATTGGTCGCAGGGTGGCGGTCTTAATCTGGACGGCGGCGTGGATCGATGGTCTGTGTCTGGGGAGTTCATGGTCAAGGCTATGGATGCCGTGAACATCGAAACCGATTATGGTCATGCAAAGCGCGTGAAAAGCAGGGAGACTGAAGATGCCTAAGAAACAGCAGTGGCTTGTTAAGGCTACATATCAAGAGGCCAGCGAGTGGGTCTTGGATCGTGATCTCGATGACGCACATTATTGGTATGTGAAGTGGGATCGGCTCGAGGTGCAGTGGGAAGAGGGGGGATCGTTCGAGACGATCTATCCCGACTACCCTGCCTCAGATAATTTTGATTTCAAACGTCCAGAGGATGTGAGCGTAGAGGAGTACGAGTGATGACTAAAACTTTAATGGAGTGTTTGAACTGCAAGCACACAGAAGAGCATATCGCGCCGCTTCCGGAGCAATGCCCCAAGTGTCAGTTCTATTGCTATTACACGCAAGAGGAGATGGACGATGACTAATCGTGGATCATATCGTGTAAAGGTTCGGGTCACAACCGAACGTGAGGTGGTCGTCCAAGCTGACGGCCTTGATGAGGCAGAGATCAAAGCAATGGTCGAAGTGGTGGCACTGACTGGTGGCACTGATGCAGAAGTTTTATGGGCAATGGAGGTAGGAAATGAGTAATGTACCAGAGGGTTTTCAGGATTGGTCGTTGGACGAGAAGTCAGCGTATTGGGATAAGCAGCGCGAGAAGGATCGTGCGTGTCGCCAGAAGGGCATCGACAAGCTGTCGCAAGAGCAACGCGATGCAGTGAAGGAAGCTTATGATGCAATCAGCAGTGCGATGATGAGTCTGCATGAGTGTCAGGATTTGTGGATGTCTGATGTCAAGAAACTGGACGACAGCATGTGGCAACTGCGCCGCCTGTTTAATCTGGAGGTTAAAGATGACTGATGATCGTTTAATTCATGTCGATGAAGAGGTTCGGCGGACGATGCGCGAGTTCGGAGATGCGATATTCGAGGAGGTAACACAAGCGGAGATCGATGCGAAGTGGCGCGAGTATCAGAAGGTGAAAGCCTTTCAGAAAGAGGGGTTGAGTTATGTCCCAAAGTTTTAGCAGGGCGCATGGCAGCCCGCGTGATCGAGGTTCGGCGGACAGGTATTATGGTCGCAGCTTCGACCCGCACTGGTATCCAGAGGGGACAGGCAAAGGTTCGAGGATCGAGTTGCGAGATATGTCAGCCGATGAAATTGTTGCCTACACCAAGGGCTTTAATGAGGAAGAAGACAGAAAGGATTGGGGGGAAGGATAAATGGTTAGCAAAGAACAGTTGAAAGCGGCTCTGGAAATTCCGGAGATCGTACCACCGAAACGCAGGGTGCAGGTTCGAGGGGATATTCAAACCCCAGCGCAGAGGGAGGTCAGAGAGCGGCTGAAACACATGAACCATATCGCAATGGGGTTTCAAAAGCATGGGTATAAGTACAACGGCGGGACAAGCTGGGAGGATAAATAGAATGGGTAAGGTCAAAGGTTGGATGATGGAGATGGAAGAAGACGCGCTCCATATGGACAAAGATTCGTGGATCGAGATCCACGGTGAATATTACTTGCCGATTTGGGAAGAGGCGCAGATGCAGAGGCTCGAGAACGATGCAGAGTAATTATGTACCAAACATTTCGGAATTCTTGGTGGGTGTAAAGACCGCTGACTATGACGAGGAAAAATATTTCTTGAGAAATACAGGAAGGTTCGAGGTGGCTTTTACTGTGCGGTTTACAAAAACCTACAAGGTAAGGGCTAAGACTAAGCACAGAGCGACAGAGCTTGCAAAAAACCGGCTAAGAAAAACAAATTTGAGTGTGAACACCAGACATAAAATGGTTGTTGAAACAGTGAAACACATGGTTACGAGGGGTATATAACAATGGGTTTTGAAGATGATCCAGCGGCGGTCAACGAGCCAGACATTGGTCGGGTTTTCCGACCGGCAACCGAAGTCATGTCGCGTATGGGTGGGGTTTCATCCCTGAATCAAGGGGATGCACCGCTAACCAAGTCACAAAAAGATGCAAAGCGCATCGCTGAGAATGTACGGTTCGGTACGTTCAGTCGAAAGGGGTAAGAAAATGTATATGAAAGAAGAAGCGTCAAAAGAAGAGGCAGAGGCCGGAAACAAACTAGAGGCTTTGCTCGATGATTTTAAAGAGTTGAACATTGACCCTGACACGGCTTCGTTTCTTCTCATCACCGCAGGCATGATGCTGATGCTGAACAGCAACAAGGACGACCCGCATTATGTAAGCTACTTGCTTTCCACCGCGATCATGAATGCTTCTGCACACGCATCAAACGAATTAATGAAAGCCGAAGAAAATGGGGGGACAAAACATTGAGTATGATCATAAAAGGTGATGGGTCTTGGCAGAAAAAGCTGGGCGCAGGACGATGCCCTAAGTGCGGGGCATCTGTTGAAACGCAGCTTGTGCCAAAAATTAAGAAGATCTGTAGCTCCTGTGGGCTACAGATCATTGACAGTAAGCCGCAGTCTGATAATATAACAGATAATACAATGCCATCTGAGTGGGAGCCAGACATGAACGAGACTAAGTTGATGCCTACAGAAGAGGACATAGCAGATAAGGAAGGCCAGATGGAGTGGTCTGTCGCTGTCCACTATGTCGAAGCTGCAATCCACAAATTTATTGTAGATATGCGGAAAGATCCGGCTACCCCGGATGTAGTGCTTGAGGAAGATTTACCAAATTTGAGGTTGGCATGGAACAGAATACTCAGGGGTTGAACAGGATAATAAGAATCCTTGACGAGGAGCTTGTGGAGTTGCAGACTGCTGGCTTGTACAAAGAAGCAGAAAAGACACGCAAAAGATTAGAAGCGTATGTCAATATGCGATCCACTGCTCAACGTCTGATAAAGGAACTTCCTGATGACAACCGAAGATAACGATAACGTGGTTTATCTGCCCAAGAGAATAGAGATTAAGATGGACGCTGTCCCTCTGCTCTGTGAAATAGCGGGCAAAACACTGGAGGATGTCGTAATTCTTGGCACTGCTCAAGACGGCAGCATCAAGATGATCACATCTCAGGAAGATGTATCAGATATTTTATACTATCTTGAAACAGCAAAACACGCGCTTATGTCTGAGGGGTTAGACTACCCAGACGAAGAATAGGTGTATTGTGAGGGGCATATGCAATTCGACTTTAAAACCAAACCGTATGAGCATCAACTCGTTGCTCTTCAAAGGTCGTATGATAAGACCAATTACGGCTACTTCATGGAGATGGGGTGCGGGAAATCAAAGGTACTTATCGACAACTTGGCGTGGCTTCACGTTAACAAGGGGCTTGATACGGCAATCATCATCGCTCCGAAGGGTGTCTATAGAAACTGGCAGATATCAGAAATACCTGCTCATTTACCAGAGGACATTGAACACGAGGTTTATGTTTGGAATCCGAATCCAAACAAAGCCGAAGCTCAACGCCTCAAAGCTGGCATCGAGGAGCGTGGTAAGCTCCGCATCCTACTGGTCAACGTGGAAGGATTCGCAACTCAGAAGGTCAAGAAATTTGTGGATCTATTCGTTCGCGGAACGCCGTTCCTACTTGCGATTGATGAGTCAACAACTATTAAGAACCCAAAAGCCAAGAGGACTAAGGCTCTGGTGGCGCTTGGTAAGTCGGCATCGTTTCGCCGGATACTCACAGGGTCGCCAGTCACTAAGTCGCCAATGGATCTTTACTCGCAATGTGAATTTATGGACAAGCGACTGCTTGGATTCGACTCATATTTTTCTTTTCAAGGGCGGTATGCCATCACAAGAACTCAACGGATGGGCAGCCACAGCTTTCAGCAAATCGTGGGATATAGAAATCTTGACGAGCTTTCGAGCCGTCTTGAGACTTTTTCGTATCGTGTTACGAAGGAAGAAGCACTCGATCTTCCGGACAAAATATACACTACTAGAGAAGTATCTTTAACTGACGACCAACATCGGCACTATATGTCACTAAAGGAAGCGGCTATCGCAGTGCTTGAGGACGGAGAACTGGTATCGGCTCCAGCCGTGATGACCCAGTTGCTGCGCCTTCAGCAGGTGCTGTGCGGCCACTTGATGTCAGACGATGGTGAGCTAGTTGAGATACCTACGAACCGCCTGTCTGCCCTACTAGCGACGGTTGAGGAGATGGATGGTAAGGTTATCATCTGGTCTAGATTCCGGTACGACATAAAAGCTATTGTAGCTACTTTAGCTAAAACTTATGGGGCTGACTCTGTCGTGTCGTACTTCGGGGACACAACAGATGAACAACGTCAAAACGCTATAGCGTCATTCCAGTTTGGAGATGCGAGGTTCTTTGTTGCCAACCCACAGACCGCAGGTTATGGCTTGACTCTGACGGCTGCGACTAACGTGATTTACTACGCCAACGACTTTAATCTTGAGACAAGAATACAGTCCGAGGATCGATGTCATCGAATCGGTCAGAAGAAATCAGTAACCTACGTTGATTTGGTTACCCGAAACTCTATTGACGAGCATATTGTCAGGACGCTTCGGGCAAAGATTGATCTGTCTGCGAAGACTCTGGGTGAAGAAGCTCGGAAATGGTTGCAGGTTTCTCCCCGTTGAATCGGCGGTTAGCCGCGTTTTGTGCAGAATTTTTTGGTGCAGTGTGACGGTTAAAATGGTGAGGGTACTTGTGAACGTCATGAGTTTCGAGGCAAACATAAAGGAGTTGAACACCAAGCTTTCGTTGGAGGTCAGTAAGGGTACGAGATATAATACTATCGTCACTGCGGCGGGACAGAGTCTTAACATCGAAGTAATGAAAGACTCCGTTTTTATCGAGGGCTATAATATCAACTGGCCCCTGCTCGATAAAGGGTGTGTAAACATAACAACCTTGACCGATCAGGTACTCAGCAGCGAGAAGCTCCGATCTTTTGCCAGACGCAATATTATTATCTGGGCCGTCACTTATTTTTTTAGATCGTCTCATTTGGTACTTGACCCCCTAAGTGAATATAAGATAAGTTAACGTAGCACACAGAATATATGGAGGTAAATAGGTGGATACCACAAAGTGGAAATCAGTGGCAGTTTCTGTCACAGTTTATGAAGAGTTGCGGAACATGGCAGAAAAGAATGACCGCAGTTTAAGTAAACAAGTAGCGCATCTGGTTCGTATGGCAGCGATCGATGCGGAGCATTCAGAGTCTAGAAAAAGACACGCCGTAGCATAAAGCCTATTGACTACCCCGTACCTGCTAGTGTAGGTACGGGTCTCTAAACCCGAAGGGGTAAAACTTTAATGTGTAACCAAGGAGAAGTAGGATGAGCGATATTTTCTCGCTAATGGATGAGGCAGTCGAAGCCAACAAGTTCGACACTGTAAGCACTGAGGGGGCGTCTCGCCTATCAAACCTCATTAGAGAATCTCTGGATCTGGACAGCAAGATTGCTGATGCAGAGCAGTATCTAAAAGACCTCAAGTACAAGAAAAGAAAAGTTAACGAAGAGGACATCCCGGCTCTTATGCAAGAGATGGGAATGGACAGCATTACCGTTGATGGTAATAAGGTAGCCCTTCGTCAATTTGTTCACGCTCGTATCACGGAAGACAAGCGCGATGAAGCGTTCGCTTGGATCCGCTCGGTTGGCGAGGGTGACATTATCAAGAATGATGTAACAGTATCTTTCAGCAGCGGTCAGGATAATCTTGCTGGCGCTGTTGTTGATGACCTGCGTAATCAGGGGCTAGACCCAGCGCAGAAAACCCACGTTCACCCCCAGACCTTGAAGGCTTGGGTAAAGGGACGTATTGAATCTGGTAAAGAGATCGACTTTGATACCTTTGGTGTCTTTGTCGGAACCGAAGCAACGATAAAGAGGAACTAGAACGATGGCTGATACAGCAGTAGTTGAGAAGAAGTCCACCTCGGTGGTCAGTTTTATGGACGAAGCATTCGAGAATGCTGGTCAAGGTCTTGAGAATATTGGTGCGGAGGATATGCAGATTCCGTTTATGCGGATTGTGCAGCCACTGTCACCACAGCTAATGAAGAACGATGCAAAGTTCATCAAAGGCATTTCAGCAGGAGATATCTTCAACACTGTAACCGGAGAATTCTGGGAAGCAGATGAAGGGGTTGTGGTTATCCCGTGCGCCTACCAAATGAAGTATCTTGAATTCCAACTGCGTGAGAGCGGTGGCGGTTACATGGGTGAGATCGATCCGATGAGCCCAGACCTTCGTCGCACAGAGCGGGTTGGCTCTAACGAGATTCTTCCATCAGGTAATGAGTTGGTTCGCTCCGCTCAGTTCTTGTTGCTGACAGTTGATAAGGATGGTCGCACATCTGAACTGATCTGTGACATGAAGAAGACTCAGATGAAGATCGCAAAGCAGTGGAACACGCGCCGCGCCGGGATGCAGATCATGCACCCAACCAAGGGCTTGTTCAATCCACCAATCTGGATGACCGCTTGGCGCTTGAAGTCTGTTCAAGAGAGCAACGACAAAGGTTCGTGGTACAACTACGCTGTGTCTTCGGTCGATATCTCAGAAGTTCCTGAGTCGGCTGTGCTTCATGCAAAGAAACAGTATGAGAAATTCCAGAAAGGTGAGATCAAGACCTCTGGTGGAACAGCAGAAGAAATGAACACTGCTTCTTCTGAACCAAAGGACGATATCCCGTTCTAGTCTAAAAATTAGGGTGGGGGTGCATACGACTCCACCCTAGCTGCTGAATGGGGGCAGCAGAAAGGTTGTTCGGGGGGCTCATACCCCAACAACCACCCCCTGCCTTAAACCAATAAGGGGCACAGTTATGAACCAAGCAGAAAAGTTCATGGCTGCATTTACCGGATTTAGTGCAGCGCATGGACAGACACAGATATCAGATGAACGACGAGCCGGTAAGCAAAAAGCTAAGTCGAGAATCGTTAGGCAGCCGCTAACCTTAGACCTTATCAAGCATCATCTTGAGGGCAAGAATGGCGTAGGCTCTATACCAATTAACGAGGACAACCAGTGTAAGTTTGGCGCCCTCGACATTGATAAGTACCCACTAGATCTTGAGGCGCTTGATAAAAAGCTGCGTAAGATGGAGGTGCCTTGTGTTACCTGCCGCTCGAAGTCTGGCGGCGCACACATATTCTTTTTCTTTACAAAGTGGATCAGTGCAGGAGAGTTCCGTGATAAAGCTTCAGAGATTTCTGCCGTACTTGGTTATGGCGGCTGTGAGATTTTCCCAAAGCAAGAACAGATTCTTGTCGAGCGTGGCGATGTGGGTAACTTTATTAACCTGCCGTACTTTGATGAGGAACAAACTCTCCGCTACGCGATTAAAGAAGACGGAGAGCCAGCGTCCCTAGAGGAATTTCTTGAGCTTGTTGACAGGAGGAGTGTGGATCCGGATGCTTTTGTTGGTTTAACATTCGGTGAGCAGGTCGACGAGTTTAAGGATTGGGCCCCCTGTCTGAACTGTATGTTCGGACAGGGGATACCCGAAGGTACACGCAACACAGTTATGTTTGCCGCAGCCGTTGGTTGTAAGAAAGAGCAGCCAGAAAACTGGAAGGCTAGGCTCGAAGAGATTAACAACAAGTTTGCCAACCCGTCATTGCCAGCGTCTGAGATTGTAACGATCCAACAGCAGCATGAGAAGAAAGAGTATGGCTTCCCCTGTGATCAGGAGCCGCTCAAGTCTTATTGTAACAAGTCTCTTTGCAAGACAAAGAAGTTTGGTATCGGCAGTCACGTTTCCAATATTGATGTGACAGGTCTTTGCGTTGTGAAGTCTGAGCCTCCGGTATGGTTTTGTGATGTGGGTGGACAGCGCGTTGAGTTGGACACAGATGATCTTCAGACACCGCAGCGTTTCCAGAAGGCGTGTATGGAACAGATACACAAGATGCCACCAATGATGAAGATGGCTGATTGGCAGAACATTGTCGGCGCACTAATGGAAGATATGAGTGAGATCGAGGTTCCAGAAGAACTGACATACAAAGGACAGTTCATGGATCTGCTCGAGGCGTTCTGTGATGGGCGGGTGCAAGCGCAATCCGCTGAAGAGATAAGCCTTGGCAAGCCTTTCACAGAAGAAGGCTTGACCTACTTCAAGATCGAATCCCTAATGAAGTATTTACGAAACCAGAGATTTGATAACTACAGCCGTGGTCAGATTCAGGAACGTCTGAAGGAACTAAACAATGGCAACGCGGCTAACGGTAAGAAATATTTTCAAACCACAAAAAATGAAACCAAACAGTTGCGTGTGTGGTGGGTGCCTGCCTTTAACAGAGAGGTCCAAGTTCCGAGGATCGAGGTTCAAGGTGATGGGGTGCCGTTCTAATGTATGTAGCTTATTTTTTATGTGACACCTGTGGTCACCGTTGGAAAACTTATTATCGCAAGATAAAGCTATTAGAGCTTGGCGATACTTGTGACAACTGTATCGACCAGCTTCCCTATAAAGAGGATTTTCGGGGGTATGTTTCTGAGCCACACTTTTTTGAGAAGGTAGATTAAAATGGAAACAACTATCTTCGGACCCCCGGGTACAGGTAAGACAACCCGTCTTATTCAGATTGTTCAGGACGAGCTAACCAGTGGCACCAAGCCGCATGATATTGCGTTCGTATCTTTCTCTCGTAAAGCAGCAGAGGAAGCGCGTACTAGGGCTTCGGTTAAGCTAAACATGAATGCGGATCAGATGGTTTGGTTTCGCACTCTTCATTCGTTTGCTTATCAATGTCTTGGATTAAGTAAAGACAGGGTCCTTCGGGGACCTGATTATTCGCGTATAGGTGAGTTGTTGGGTCTTGAGTTTACCGCGAACTCTTCAGTGTCAATGCAGGACGGTGTTTTGTTTAGCCCGGGAAGAAGCGGCGATGCGTACTTGTCTATGATTCAGATGGCTAGAGTTACTGGTTGTACTCTTGAGGAGCAGTTCTCAAAAACAGCAGACCAGAGGCTTCATTTCCAGCAGCTAAAGCTAGTGGATCAGGTGTTTAGGGATTACAAGAAAGAAACAAACAAGGTCGAGTTTGTGGACATGATCGAGGACTTTATCACTCAGGGTCACTGTCCCGAGTTTGATGTTCTGATTGTGGATGAGGCACAAGATCTGGTTCCTTTGCAGTGGCGCATGATTCACGAGGTTATAAAGCCTAGATCAAAGCGCATCTATTATGCGGGCGATGATGACCAGTGCATTTACTCTTGGATGGGGGTGGATGTGAAGGATTTTCTGAACGCATCGGACAATAAAATCATATTGGATAAGTCATATCGTTTGCCTATATCAGTGCATAATATGGCGGATTCTCTGGTAAAACAGCTAGCAACTAGACAAAAAAAGTTTTGGAAACCTACAGATGAAACTGGCTCCGTAGTGTGGCATCGTGATATCCTTGATGTGGACATAACAACCGGAGAGTGGCTAATCCTAGCCCGCACCAATTTCATTGCCAACAGAATCGCAACCACACTTAAAGAGCAAGGATTCCTGTTTTGGCGTGAAGGCTCCGGTTGGTCCATTTCCCCAAATGTTCTCACCGGAATCGAGGTATGGTTAAAGCTATGCAAGCAACAGCATCTGTCGGCACAAGAATTGAAAAAACTATCGCCCCTATTAACGGCTTCCGTCATTACGAAGTCTGGCAGACGAGCCCTCGCAAACTTAGATCCCGAACTAACCTACACGCTAACCGATATTCAAGACCAGTGCTCCCTATCCGCGACTGCGGAGACACCGTGGCACGAAGTGTTGAAAGTGTCGGAGAACGAGAGAATATACATTTCGTCAGTACGGCGTATGGGCGAGTCTATTTTGACGGGGACGCCGAGGATCAAGATATCGACGATCCACAAAGCAAAAGGTGGCGAGGCGGATAACGTCGCCCTTCTTTTAGATTCATCACGAGCATGCGCGAATAGCGAGGATCAGGACGCCGAGGTTCGGACGTTCTACGTTGGGCTTACTCGCGCCAAGAAATCGTTGCATATTATTGAACCTCAAACACAGTATGGATTTGCATTATGAAAACTAGAGAAGACTTCCTCAACAAGGCCGAAGAGTTAATTAACGGTCCGAGGGCCAAGGAGTATGGTCCTGCTAAGATGAACCACGAGCGGATCGCTGCCATCTGGAATGTGTTCTTGGAGAAGAAGCTGGTTCATGCAATTACGCCGGAAGATGTAGTGGCTTGTATGATTGGCCTCAAGCTGGCTAGACTTGCAGAGGACACAAGCAAGGACGACTCTTGGGTGGATATCATTGGCTATGCTGCGCTTGGTGGGGAGATAGCAAATGATGAAAGCTGACGGGCTGGATAAAGCCATTATTGGGGCAACTCATGACATTGCGACAGGACATTTTCGCTTGGTCTATGATGTTGATATGTGCATAGACATTCTTGCCAAGGACATGACCAGATCCGAGGCTATGGAGTTTTTAGAGTACAATACTTTTGGGGCATATGTGGGGCCAGACACACCTTTGTTTATGTTCAATAATTGGGAATCGTTGCTGGAGGAAGACAATGCGTGAGTATCAGATGAATCTACTGGACATCGATGTCAAGGAAGCCGCTCTCGGTTTTACTGACGAAGATGACTGGGCGCCGCCGTCTTCTTTCCCAGATCTTACAAACTGTGAGCGTATTTCAATTGACTTGGAAACATGCGACCCGAACCTCATGACGTTGGGGCCGGGCTGGTGCCGCAATGACGGATATGTCATCGGGTATGCTGTGGCTGCTGGGGATTTTGTAGGGTACTTTCCTGTACGCCACGAAGGTGGTGGCAACCTGCCAGAAAAGACAGTGGTCAACTGGCTAAAGAAACAGATGGCTACACCTAACATTGAGAAGGTCATGCACAATGCGTTGTATGATCTGGGCTGGATGCGTTGGGCAGGGATCGAGGTCCAAGGTCCGATTGTCGACACAATGATAGCCGCGCCTCTGATTAACGAGAACCGTCGGTTCTACAACTTGAACTCCTTGGCTAAAGAATATCTGGCCGAGAACAAGAATGAGAAGATGTTGCGGGCAGCGGCAGCAATGTATGGTGTCGATCCAAAGTCAGGTATGTGGAGACTACCAGCTAGGTTCGTTGGTAAGTACGCCGAGCAAGATGCGGCTGTTACCCTTCGCCTGTGGGATCGGCTACGTCCGGAGATCATTAAGGAAGAAGTATCCTCGATCTTTCAGCTAGAGACTGATCTACTACCAGTCCTGTTTGAGATGAAGACACGCGGTGTTCGGGTGGACATAGACAAGGCAGAGCAGGTTAAGAAAGATCTGAAGCAGCGTGAAGATATTTTACTTAAAGAAATAAAGGAAGAGACTGGCATCTTCGTTGAGCCTTGGGTTGCGACATCGATAGCAAAGGCGTTCGACGCGATTGGCGTGTCGTATTCCCGGACAGAAAACTCGAAGGTTCCGTCCTTTACAAAACAGTTTCTGTCGAATCACACTCACCCAATAGCGCAGAAGATTGTAAAGCTTCGCGAGTTTAACAAAGCCAACACAACCTTTGTTGAGACGATTCTTCAGCATTCTCATAATGGACGTATTCATTGCGACTTCAATGCTCTTCGTTCTGATGATGGTGGTACTGTAACGGGTAGATTTTCCTCGAGCAACCCCAACCTACAGCAAATCCCTGCCAGAGATCCAGAAATCAAAGGCATGATCCGTGGGTTATTTATACCAGAAGAAGGCACCAAGTGGGGAAGTTTTGACTATGCTTCACAAGAACCACGCTGGCTTGCACATTACTGCGCTCAAGTCACAGGAGTTCACAGGCATCCACAGATTGACGATGTTGTGAACGCATACAAAGAAGGCAATGCTGACTTCCACCAGATGGTTGCTGACATGGCAGGCATTAGCCGCAAGGATGCGAAGACTGTTAACCTTGGTATCATGTACGGCATGGGGCGCAAGAAGCTAGCAGGGGTAATGGACATCAGCGAGGAAGAAGCAAAAGATCTTCTGGCGAAGTACCACGAGAACGTACCGTTTGTTAAGGGCATAGCTGACATGACCTCGAACCGTGCTTCAAGCGTCGGGAGTATTAGAACGTGGCTGGGGCGTAAGTGCCGCTTTGATATGTGGGAACCTAGGTCTTTTGGCTTCAACAAAGCTATGCGTCTTGAAGAAGCCATAAAAGAATATGGCGGCAGGGGGATGATTAGACGCGCCTTTACATATAAGGCTCTAAATAAATTGATCCAAGGTTCGAGTGCCGACCAAACAAAGAAAGCGATGGTTGATTGTTTTGCCGAGGGCCTAGTTCCGATGTTAACGGTTCACGATGAACTGTGCTTCAGTGTAGAATCAAAGGAACAGGCTGACCGTATCGTCGAAATCATGACAACATGCGTTCCGGATCTTAACGTGCCATTTGAAGTAGACGCCGAACTAGGCGACAATTGGGGGGAAGTAGGATGAACAACAAGCCAGTCCACTGTCCGCGCTGCGGAAATAAGTTACGCACTATTTATGTCCACGGGCATGAGCAGTGCTTTGAATGTAATCAAGTTATAGATGACTGCTGTCAGGGTGAAACATGTGATCCTGAAATGGAGAACAAAGATGTTTGAAGCTATGATACTAATTTGTTTGGTTTCATTACCCGGCGAGTGTACGGCACTAAAAGATTTACGAGGGCCATACGAAACGATGGGCCAGTGCAATGTACGGTCGTCTGAAATGGCGCAAAGTATAGAAGAAGATCCTAGGGTCAAGAACCTTTATACAGTAAACGGCGCGCGATGCGACAAAGTCCCCGGGATCAAGACTAAAACGTCAAATCTCAGCGACTTCGAGGTGTAATGCTACGGTCATCGATACTGAGGTCGACGAGAATCGATGTTTTTATTTAATGATTTCAGGCTTTTGCGAGATCGCGAATTCGCTTAACCAAACGCTTTGCGCGGTTCGGGACCTGATCATGCCACCTCGAATCGACCATTTCGTCGGCTGCGCGTTCCCAATCTCTGGCATCGACCCCAGCCTTCATGCCCTTGAACTTGGACAGTCGGGGGTAGCCGAGGTTAAAGCACATGTTGGCGATGACCAACTGAGCTTCTTCGGGTAGCTCGTCGAAGTCAGAGTACAGTCGACCGCAATCCTCAATCGTCACAGCGATGTCAAGGTTGAACCGCTGCCGGACACGCTCTTCTGATACGGGTGTGCCAACAGGCTGACCGTATTCTGGATCGTGCTCTTTGATGAGCGCTCCGATTCCGAAAGTTGGTAGGCCTAAATGATCTAGATATATTTCGTACTTGCAGCCTTCGTCTTCTGCAAGCTCTTCTCTTAGCTGATCTTTGTTCATTGCTGTCCTCGTAACCTTGCTGCCAATAGCTGGTCTTGTGGGTTAGGCAGTGTTATAGCATTAGCCATTGAAGTTTGTGCGGGTCCCGCCGAAGGGGCTGTAGCAGGACCCGCTTGCGCTACCACAGGAGGAGGTGTGGTTGCAGCAACTGGTTCAGTTGTTGGTGCCTCAGAGATAGGAACCAAACGAGATGGGTCAAAGTCTGGAGATGGTGCCTCTTCTTCTATCATCGGCTCGTCAAGCCTGCGCCCCATTAACTCATAACGAATACTATTTAAGTCACCCATTGGCAAGTCATTATCGTTTTCACGAACGCGCCTGCGAATCTCTGAGCTAACCTTCATAGGAACAAATTCGCCTCGCATCAACTCTGATACGTTGGCTACTTTGTTTTTCTTCATGGCACGACGGATCTCACCATCAGACATACCTAGCCGTCTCATGTTTTCGACGTTTCTGTACATCTCTTGCATAACCCGAAATCTAGTTTCGTTAGCTTCGCGGTAAGTGCTTATAGCATTTTCAGGATCGAGGGCACTTCTCGTAGAAACGGCACTGTTAAAGATCTGACTTGCGCTTCTGATCCCGCGTCCATACTCGAAGCCCTTGTACATCAGAATGTTCTCTGGCTTAACCTCAATCTCTGACAAACCCGTGAAAGCTCGAAACAATTCTTCTGCTGCGCGTCTTTCGTTACCAGCAGGGTCAACTGTGTCACCCATAAACATAGAACGAGCGAACCTGCCAACTTCGATGCCGGGCTCCTGTGTTTCTTTGGTCATTCCTTTAAGCTGGAACGGAGCGCCACCGGGCACGACTGAGTCAGCAATATGCATAAACGACTTATAAGCTTTGTCTCCCGGTGTATCTTCTTGCCGGTAAACCTTGGCACCTGTCCCCGTTACGCCGCCACGAGTAGTTGTATCGAGCATTTTTTCGGTGATAATAGACTCACCAAAGAATGGCTCGAATATTTCTGCTACAGCGCCAAGTACAGCTTCTGTTGCAATCGCGTCCGCATCTTTGCCAAGATCTTCACCCTTGTTAATGGCATTAAGAATAGCTAGTGCTGGACGCTGCAAGTAGTCGTACGGGTTTGTGTAACTATAGTCTATGTAGCCTTTGAGGTTTCCGTCCTTATCCACCGTGGTAGGAATCAGGCGACTGTTCTTCTGCCAAGAAGGGCCACTCTCTCGGGCAGCGTCAAGTTGTTCTTGCGATACACCTGTTAAGTCCATAGCCATCTTTTGTAGGGCAGCGGGTGCAACAACGGCGGTGGAGGTAAAACCAATTAACCGACGCATACCGATTTCCTGAACTGCTCTGTTATCACTGGCTAGCTCTTTAAGGGCAACACCAAGAGTGTTTGCGCTAGTGCGGAGAATCTCAGCAGGGAAAGCGATGAAGTTACCTACAGGCAGCTTACGAATACCCTTGATAAACTCAGGCACACGCTCATAGTTCGGTACAGTGTTTCTTACAATATCTGCGGCGTACTCATTTACAGACTTACCAAGTGCCTGTGAAGCAGCAGCCTCACTGCCATATGCCTGAATGATTTTGTTTCTTTCAAACTCAAAATTATAGATCTTCCATACATCGTCACCACCCTGATACGCATCTTTTAATCTTGTGTTGAGGCTGGTTAGCATACTTGCGGGTTTAGAGCGGCTAAACACGTTTCCAACTTTTTGACCAACAGGAATGCCCATAATGTCCGCGTCGGCCTGACGAGTCAGTCCAAGACCTTCTTTAATCAAGCGGTCCATTTCTCGAACTTGAGTCTGTGTTCCAACCACACCAAGACGCTGTAGCTCCTGATAGTATTTGGCTTTATCTATATCACCACGTTTGGTTATGTTGCCCATGACAGTGGAGAAAGATTCCCACAGGTTTGCACCACCGCCGACGTTGCCCTGCGACAAAGCAAACAAAGCGGCTGATGTTACGTTTCTAATCTGCGTTACAGGAGACAGCACTGTTTTTGCATATTGCGATACACCCTTGGTTTTTAAGAACCCAGAGTAAACGGCTTTCATCGTGTTGCCCATTGTGCCAGCGTCACCGATGGTCAGGCGAGTCATGTCGTTGTATATACGATTCGGTACATAGACACCCTCGAGAGAGCCAAAACCTTTTTCAAGTTTTTGGTATCCCTCAAACTTAACTGGGTTTTGAGCAAACCTATCCGCGCTTACGAAGTTATCACCCTGATCTACAAGGTTTGTACGGATGTACTTAAAGTAATCGTCAACAGCACGAAACTCTGCCATATCTGCAATGGTAGATATGTACGCTTCCTGCGGATCTTTTACTTCACCGAGTAGCTTACGAAGGGCTTCGTTGTTTACCTGACGAGAAGAGAACAAACTTTCTTTCAGCTTCTTATCGGCAACACGAGCCTGTGCTTCGCTCCCTGCTTTTATTGGCCTGCGACCACGGTTCGAGTACCGAGCAACAAAGTTCTCGACAAGATTTTCTGCGGCAGTATCACTCAGTTTCTGTGACTTACCAACGCCAGTCAAGAAATCACTAGGCAACGGAACATCTGGGTTTAAATCTTTGTATAGATTTTCCGCCGCCTTGGGGTGTGCTTTGAAAAAATCTACAGCTTCTTTTCTAGCGTCTGCAAACTCAGCGCTCTTCAGGAAGTTCTTGTCCTCAAAGATTTTGTACTTACGACGCAAATAAGAACCGATGTTATCGTTAATTGCATTAACGATATCGTCAGCTTCCCGAGTAGCTAGGTAGTCAGAATTCTTAATCGAGTTGGAAAGCTTATCTACCTGTGCCCGCATTTGCTTTGCTGGCTGGCGCATAAAGTCAGGGAGCATGCTCTCTAACGTCGAACCTGTGTCCTTTGCATTACGAACAAAGTCAGGATCTTTTGTTAGGTAGCCATACAGCCGGTTCATTACTTCAGAACGAGCCAAGGGTGTGCCTTCAACCATCACAGTCTCAGACTTTTTAAAGACCTTGTCCAACCCGTCCTGTACTTCTTTTAAGTACCGAGCCGCCTCACCAAGCTCTGCCTCTACCTCACCGTTGATTTTAGACTTAACCTCGAACACATCTTGCGGCAGGTTACCACGGGCGCGGAACACAGAAGCGATTTTATTCAGGCTGTCGCCAACCATATCATCTCGTTCAGCCAGCTTTTTAATTGGTGCACTGATAGCTTTTGCAGCGGGAAGAATTCCTTTTTGAACTACTGGTGCCACTACGGGAGTAGCTACTTTAGACACTCCTGTACCCAGAAGACCAATCGCCTTCAGAGCTTCTGGAGCAACAGCGGTTAGACCACCAGCCTCCAAAGCAAAGCTTACTCTGTTGCCAATACGAGCGGCTGCTTTTTCTTTTCCACGAAGACCAATTGTATCTTCGGTTGTTGTCGGTCCTGTTTGAAAAAAGTCGCCAAGCGTTGTTACGCCGTCTGTAGCTACCACAGCATCGGTCACGGCTGCTGCGCCAACTTGCGCTGCACGATTAGTCACCGTTCCGAGATTGGCAAGACGACCAAGCTTGCTTGCAACACCGGCTGCCCCGAGACCGGGAACGACAAACTGTGCTGCAACTTCGGCAATGGTTCCTGCTGTGCCCTCTGGATCAATGCCAGCGGCCTCACGGATTCCTTCAAAGAAGTTGGTTACATCTGTGGAGTAGTCTGTGTCATAGACTACGTCAACGCCAGCAGTGGCAAGTTCAGCTATGCCCTGAGGTATGGCAAGTAAGCCAGAAGCAATGCCCTCGGCTATTTCCTGCGTTGTAGATTCCTGCGTCGGTGACACATCATCTTGAATGGCGACCAAACGAGAGGGGTCGAATGCAGGCTCTTCCGCTGGTTCGTCAGTAATCGGAACCAGACGGCTTGGATCAAAATCAACCATGACTTATTTCCCAGTAGCTTCTGGTAAGAATGTTCCGTCTGCTTGTTTTACGACAATTGTACCTGTGTCCGGGTCTCTAAAACGAGTGCCAACGGGAGCGCTAGCCGGGTTGACGGCGGTAGCAGCGGAGTCAGATGTCGTACTTGTTCCCGCAGCGTAAGTCATCATTTCCTGTAGGCTAGGAGGGGTATTCTTAGAATACCGATTTGGGAATTCCCGAATCATTCTAGCTGTTATGTCCGCCCTTCCATCTTCCGATTTTAACATTTCTTGCGCGAATCTTTCAGGAGCCATTGCCTGACCTGTTGTAGACTTAACGGTAAGCGCTGACGACATAATACGAGATGAGTTGTCTTCTAGCCATGCTTTACCTTTTTCGTTCCAGCTAAACTTACCCTTATCATCAATTGTACCGTAGCCTATTTCAGCAGCATTTTGAACAAAATCGGGAAGAGCCTTTAGCGCATTCTGTCTGTTCGTAATAACATTTTGTTTTATAGTCTCGTCAAGGGTTTTTCCTTGCAACTCAAGCCCGGCAATATCTCTTAGAAGCCCTACTTCAAGTTGACGATTTGCAAGAGACATTCTTAGCCCAAGCTCTTGCTGCTTGTAAGCTGAATCAGACTCAAACTGATCTCTTTTTTGATTAAGATCTGCTAGACGATAGTTGAAGTTATTTTGCATTGTAGCCAATGCAATCTTTTCATCTTTGTCTGTTTTAACAAGATCGCGAAGAGTAGCTCTGTACTCTTTTCTCTCTTCAGCTTCCATCTCGTTCAGGTCTTTAATGTCTTTGCTGTAGGAATCCATGCCCACCATTAAGCCTTTAGCCACGTTGGTAAGCGCGTTCTCACTTTCGCCAGCGGCGATAGCAAGACCAGCCATTGTCAAGTTCCTCCAGAAAGAAGCGCTCTTACTTTCACTTGCTCTCGATGGGTCAAAGCCCATAATTTCTTTTGCCTGTTTTTCCATATCAGACAAAGAAGTCTTTGCAGGCAAAACCATACTCAATGCTGCGGCAGCCTCTGGAGTAGCAGCTTCGGCAGCGTTAAGCTTAACGGCTGGTTTTTTAGCTGCGTCGCCGCCGGTAACAAGTGTACCAGCTTCAGCTTTTTGCAAAAGCTTGCCTAGTTTCTGCTGGCTTACGTTTGATTTTTTATCGCCTTCGTTAACAGCAGGTTTTTTGTTTACGTCAAACAGATTGTCGGTGCTTGCTCCAGCGTCTGTTGCTGCTTTGTCTTGGGTTGATGTGGTCGTAGCAGCTAGAGTTTCACCTAAGTTTAGGTCTCCAGTACCATACATATTTTCATAGTTCAACGCATCCGAAACAAGGGGAGAAACCGGGGGTGGTGTCTCACCAGTTTGTGGAAGCAGCATAGATGGATCTGTTAAGTTGCCAGATTGTTCCGCAGCAACGCCTTTTAACTGAGGTGTTGTCAGGTAATCGGTGACTGGACGCATAAAGTCACCGCTCATAAGTTCGGCTGCTGAACCTGTTACGGCTCTAACCCCTGAATCTATCGCTCTTAGACCTGTTTGAATCGGGTTTTGTTTCGTGTCCGTCCCGTAAAAGAATTCGTTTACTGAAGCAATACCTTTATCGATCAGATCAGGAACTGCAACAGTAGGCGCTGTAGAAACCTGTGTAGGAGGATTATTGACTGCTGCCCTGTTAATGGCTTGTGCAGCCATACGAATGGCATTCTGTCCATCCTGTGTTTTTGCAGCTTCTCCATAGTTATTAGGATCAGCAAGTTCTTTAAGGGCGTATCTGTCGTTTGCTTGTATCGCTCGTTGAACAGCGGCGGTAAACGAGGTGGTGTTCATGCCACCCTGTGACATCCGCACAGGCCGCTGCGCTGCTACATTTGCTAACTCAGGAGACGAAGCAAGGATGCCCATCGGCTGTCTTGAAGCACCGGGCTGCTGAAACATTCTGCGATATAGTGGATTCATCATTACCTACCAAACCCCAACCCTTGTTGCGCCTGACCATAAGCTCCTAGACCCGCGATACCAAGACCAAGAAGCTGCGATGTGGTGCTTGGTGGCGGTGTGGTGGTAGACGATGTTGTCTGCTGCAATGCAGGTACACCACGGAAAATATCTGACAAGAAGCCAATCTCTTGGTACGGCAAGGACTGCTGCTGCAACAAGTTCTGACGTGCGACATCCAGACCCTGCTGTGATGTCTGCTGTGTAAGACCACCAATACCAAGCAGTGTGTTAATGTCCTGCACACCCATCTGCTGTGCTTGTGCACCAAGACCAGCCTGTAGCTGTGCTGCTTGTTGTGCTGCCTGCTGCGCCTGTGAGTAACCCTGCTGACGAAGCTGCCCTGCTGACCGAGCCTGCTGCTCCATTGTAGCACGGCCTAGCTCTGCACCAGCTACTGCTGCGCGAGATCCACCAAAGGCACCCTGACCTACGGCCTGTGCCCCAAGCTGCTGTTGCTGCATCTGACCAGCGCGACCAATGTCTTGCATAGTCTGTTGAACAACTTGGTTCTCATAAGGATTAAAGAACTGTGAGACACCGCCCGGCGCTGCATATTGTTGCGCTGCCTGAAGGTATGGCTGATATGCGCCCACACCTGCGGTGGCTTGACCAATGGCCTGCTGCTGTTCTGCCGACAGTCCAGCAAGCTGCTGCGGCGCATAAGGCATGCCTGTACCTTTGAGGGCCGATGCTTGTGCAAAGATATCCTCAAGGAACTTTTCCTGAAACGGCGCTAGCCGTTGGGTAACTTCTTGTGTTTGTGTTGCCATTACGCTGTGGCCTCCAATTCTGCCATCATATCATACATTCGGGCTGCTCCGATATCCCTATCTCCGCCTCCCGCACCTTTAACAGCCTTGGCTGTTAGCACGAACTCTCCGTCAGAAAGCCACGCCGGAACAGAATCAGATGTCCCAGTTCCTGCACCTGCTACCTCACCAGTGTAATCACCTCGTTCTGCGGGATGCTCTATGCCGTGTTCGTACATAGCACCACCGTGTTTAGCATACACCGAGTCTACATCATACTTAAAGTCTGGTCTTTGTGTTTCCATCTTAGCTTCTTTGTATGCACGGACATCATCAGGATTTCGTAAATCATATTCTACACCCTGATACGCTACTTTATGCGCCTCTCCACCAGCATAAGCGCGTTCTTTAGCGGCTTCTTCTTCTGGAGTGTCACCCAATAAAGCAAGAGCCGTGGAGCCAATGCCAAGAGATGTCATCGGATTATCGCTAATGAAGTCTGTAACTGTGTCAAACATGCCGCCGCCAGACTCTACCTGTGCTCCTGTGATATCCGCCAACTCGGCGGGCGCAACCCCACCTGCCTGCGCTATAGATGTTGCAGCAGGTTTATACAAAGACTGTTGCAGTGAGTTAGACCCAAACGCCCCTGTAGCCTGTGGGTTACGCATCATATTCGGCGACACAAAGGATGTCACACCATAGGCCAGTGCAGCATTGGTCAGCGCGTCATTGACCGACTTACCGCCAGCTAGGCTACCAATCCCAGATCCGATGGACGCGCCCAGAGGCCCACCAAAGTAGAACCCAGCCGCAGTACCAATAAGTGGCAGCAGATCCTCGCCGCTGCCCAGTCCTAACGCTTTTCCTAAATCACCAAATAAAGCCATTATGCTACCTTTACTGTACCTGCATCATTATACAGTGTCCCCGCCTCAAGTCCAGTGGCGCTTGTAGGCAGATCCGTTATGGTCAACCTAGTAGCGCGGATCTCTCCCGGATTGCGCTCCTGTTCAATAAATATCTCCAACGTCCGGATTAAGTCCTGCATATAAGAGCGTGTGTACTCTTCAGGAGCTTCCGGGAGCCTTGGTGGTGCGACCTGATTACCAGACACTAGCGCCTCCCATCCGGGCGAATATCTACCCGAGGGCTACCAAGCCGCCATTTTGCGCCAAGCGCAGTTGACTCTACACGCATTGCAAAAGATCTACCCCTTGCCCGAATATACAACTGTTTCGTGTACTCTTCGACAGGACTAACTTGTGTTCTGGTTGTTGTCCCAGCAGCCGTGTTACCAAAGTCTTCACCCGGAAAATCGCGCGCCTTGATCGTAAACGTAGCCTGCGGCGTGGATATAGATGTTGATCCCGAGAAACTAAGATCAGGTATCACGCGCCGGATGTAGGCAAAGCTGTCGCCATCACCGACGTCCATAACAGAAGATTCAATAAAAGAATCCATAGCCACGCCATCCGCGTCATAGCCAAATTCGTGGTTGTATACATAACCGTTGTCGTCCGTAGCAAGAGGGAAGGTCCGAGTTCCGCGATCCAGCCACGCAGTTCTATCGAGCGTACCGAAATACCAAACCTTATCTAAGTAGTTATATACAACGTACCGGTCATTATCAAACGATCCTTCGGCTGGGTAGAACCAAAAGACCTCGCTAAACTCAGCGTTTACACCAGCAAAGATCTTGTCAATCTGATCAAGGTTGATGTCGTTAAACACCTTCTCTTTAACGGTGCAAGGTAGCTGAGTTGTCTGACCAGCATAGACATAGAAGTTATCAATGCCCATCCAAAAGACATAGTCCTCTGTGGCTACGGCGGAGTTTGGCCCGGCAATAGTGATGTTCGATGCAAGCTGCTGCAAGCCAAAAGTAAATGGCGGACCAATAAAGCGCATTGATGTAAGAGCAGTGTCAGTCCAGATCAGGATCTCACGCTTTGTTTCCAAGGCTCGTACAAACGTGGACCCCGAACCTAGGCGCAAGTCACCCGCTGTGTTGGTCGCTGTAGGCCACCAATCAACAGAGTTTTCCTGACTGGAGAAACGAATGAGAAGCGGATCTTGTACACCGTCACCTTGGGTTGCCGCAGAGTTCGCACCGATGGCGTCACAACCAAAAGCCAGAACGTGGCGATCACGATCAGAGACCATAACCTGCTTACAGATTGTTGGCACACTTGTCTGGCTGCTGCCGATTGTAGATAGCTCAACTGCTCGTGTACCAGCACCAGAACCCTTGTCCCAATAATAAATACCAGAGTCACGAGGATTAATGAGCAGGTCTTCACCAAAGTTATCGTGTGACCATAGGCGAATCTGCGTAGTGGTTGTCAGACCCCCCGGAGCAGCACTGCCCCAAGTGCCACGGCTCCACGTTCCTGCACCCCAACCTGTACCACCAATCTGCGAGTTCAGGCCAATGTTAATCTGATACGCCCCAACGACTGAAGAACCACCGTTGCCTGTGTCTGACGCATTGGCTGTCACAGACAATGTAATCTCATAGACATTGTTGTTTGCGACTGCTGTTACCTCATGCTCGACGTTCAGAATAGCAGCAAGCACGTTACCACCAAGATCTACAGCGCCGGAGAAGGTTACGAAGTCACCCAACACCGCACCGTGGTTCGTGTCAGAAACAGTGATAATTGACGAGCCATTGGTCGCGGCAAAAGTTACGTCACCCGCTGCCGTTGTTTCTCGGATCGGGGTGATGTCGTTATAGGTTCCACCCTCTTCAATGTAATATTTTACATGTGTGCCAAGGCCGAGGAAGTTAGAGCCATCTAGAGCAATCCAGTTGTGGAGGGCGCGACAAGTTCCGAGGAACGTGGAGCTAGAATATTTAGCCCAACCGCCCATTTTTTCTGGGTAGCCAAGACGAAAGCGCACCTTGTCACCGTCACGCCAACCGCCCTCATTTGAATATGAGGTAAGGTCTCTGACAATGCCGGGTCTAAATTGTAGCTTTGTTAGTGGCATGTATCACCTACGATGGCTGCGTTAAGCTGGTGCTGTAAAAAGTTCCCAGCATGATATCAGAAGCTTTCGCAAAACTAGATGGGTTCTTTAATCTAAAGCCGAACCATTTATATCCTGCTGTTCTTGCAGCGGCGGTGTTATCTGTAACAAAAGATATAATCCCTGTGTTATAGTTACCGCCAGTATATGTAATTGAATTAATCAACCCATCTGCATCCCAAACAATAGAATAGCTTCTGTTTCCGCCCGTGCTTCCACTTGACCCAGCATCCCAACGCGCCACAATGTTTGTTGTTGTGGAATCAGATGTGCCTCCGTAAAGAAGCACATGCTCTGAGTTAGAGGCAACATCCTCGTTTTGCTGAATTGTAATTGAAGCGCTGGTAATAAATCCTGTCCCAGCGTGGAACACCGGCTGATATGCAATTTGATTTGCGCCACCACCAATAGAAAAAGGGGTTGCCGTGCTGCTGATGGTGGTTAAACCAACACCCCCTGAAGGAGATATATAACCAAGTCTTATTGAAACATTCCTAGTCTGCGTACCAGCGCCAGAATAATAGTCGCTGAAACTAGCAGTGCCGCTCTGGGGAATGTTTACATTTATGGCGTTGTTGGATACGTTTGCACCGCCTCTGTAATACTCAGACACACTATCAGGAACAGAACCGCCAAAGGTAGTTCTGAACTGAGATAGGCTAATTTGTCCAGAGGCTGGCAGCGCCATTAGACTGTACCGAAGGCTGTGATGTCATCCTCAGAGGTAAACGCACCGTTAGTAGCTATTTTGGCTACTGTGCTACCGCCGTAAGAAAACACCAGATTGTTGCTACCATCTACAGAAATAGTCCAGCCACTACCACCAGAAAGGCTTAGTGAATTACCAAGGCTAGATGAGGCGCTGGCAAAGGTTAGGTTTCCTGCGCCGTCTGTTTTGATAAACTGGTCGGCTGTGCCGTCAGCGTCAGGGTATGACAGACCGTCAAGAATCACACGCCCTGTGCCGTTTGGTGTGATTGGAATGTTGCCATTCGACACACTAACAATAGACTGCCCATTAACATCTAGGTTGCCACCAAGCTGCGGAGTCGTATCGTTAACAACATCGGCATTTGGTGTCAGGCTTTTAAACACACCTGAAGCGCCGCCACCGTCACCTGTTACAGCCGTTGACGCACCTGCTGCAATCTCAACACCGTTAGATGTTGAATATGTCACGCCCTTGTAGATAACGCGGCAAGCAGCGTTTGTCTCGTTGCGGATGGTGTAGAATTTTTCCTGATCTGTTGGGGTTACACGCAACTCAAAGGTAGCACCCGGAGAACCGGTAAGCACAAGCACTGTATTTGCACCGTCGCTAATCGAACCATCGTTGGTTGTAAGGTCTTGATCGCCCACAACAGTAATCTGGGCTTGCCCGTGCAGCGCCTGATCAATGATGTCAAAGTTTGTATTGGTCGTAGTTCCCCAAGTACCCGACTGTTCGCCGGAGCCGGGTTTTTCGATACCAGTGTTTGAAGTATAGGTACTTGGCATTTACACCACCTTATTTGTCCATATGTTTATTGTACCACTTGCGTTAACCGGCGTCCATATCCCGCCTGTCGGCACGATTTGAACCCAGTTTTCCCTTGGTACGTCAGCGTCAATACGCTCCCAGAATAATCTGCCGTCTGTGGTCTGAACAAAGACAGCGCTAATATCTATCGGCCCCGGATCTTTAAGAATACTGCCGGTGCCAGTATTTATAAATACCGCCTCTATCTCTGACAGACCAGAGTAAATTGCGTTTGGCGCGGTTGTTTGTGTGAACTCCGCGCTCTGATTAGATATACCAGAATACAACATGTTTGGCGATGATGTTTGTGTAAACTCTGCCGACATGTCAGCAGATAGATCCACAATGGCTTGGGCAGAGGATTCTACAATAAACGCCGCATCCTGATCTGATATGCCAGAAGCAATGTAGATAGCGTCTGTGCCTTGCACTGTGCTAAAGACCTGCGCCGACACACCTGTGGCAAAGCGAACACCGTCTGAACTTTGGGTGAATTCGGCAGTAGCCTGCATCAAGCCCAGAAGAACGCCGCTGCCAATAGACACCTTGATTGCAATAGCGCTCATCTCTGCTTCGCCGTTGAGCGTCAGGTTGGCTGCGGATGTATCGGTGAACTCAGCACTAACGGTTTGCGAACCCAGCAGCAAGATGCTGCTATCCGCTAAAGCCCTCTCTGATAGTGCGAATTCACCCAGCATCAGTCAGCATCCGCTATGGTCAACTCGCCAGCTTCTACCTGACGCATGATTTCTGCGTAGTGACGGTTGGCTGGGTCAAGGGGTATAATACAATCAACTTCATCTATTGTTGCCGTTATACCAAGAGTTTTATTTGTCTGTTCATCTACAGAGTATCTAGCGTTTATAAAAATCATTTTATAACTCCGAATCTCTGGTTACTTCAGCACTGTAAGCCCAATACGTTCCTGCGCTACCATTATACTGCATACTAACGTGGTCTACGGTATTTGCCTTAAAGCTAGGGCCTGTTCCGGGCAAACTATAATCACCTGTGTAGCTTGGGTTAGTTGTTGTAGGCGTTGACCGCATAGTAACAGGGCTGGTTATTCCATAGCCCCAATATCCGTCACTTGTATAGGCTCTAGAAGCCGCCCCACTAATTTTCTGAAAATACCTCTGACACAACGCCAGTTCTTCACCATAACTGCGGTGTTCAAACGACGTGGCCTGAGAGCCGAGTTCCACCTGAAGTCCTGTAATTTCTAGTGTACGGCTTGTGCTATCAAAGAAAGAAGTGGCACTAGAGGAGGCACGATTTGCATTAGTAGTGCTTGTCCAAGTTGTGCTTAAAGTACCACCATTGAAGTCGCTACCAGCGTGAATCCAGATGTTTAATTCTAAACTATTCCCATTATCGTCATCTAATACACCGGATGTATCACCAGCAAAAGTCAAAGACACTCTATTCCACGAAGTTGTAACAGAAAATGTTTGGCTAATCTGACGGTTGTTATCATTGTCACTAAGTTCTAGTGTATAAGTTGCAGAGGCATTTCCTTTAACATAAAAAGATACAGTTACAGGTTCTGCACTAGAAGTACCCTTTTTAAGCTGTTGTAAATCCTGCCCTTCAATTCTTTGCATTATGATGCCAAGTTCATTCGCCGCTATTGATGTGTCTGCTGTTGTGCATTCTAGTTTTAATGCGTTTGCAAATCCGGGCAGGTCAGTAACAGCGACCTGTGACATAGTAAAACGCCCTGCTGTATTACTTGTATTTTGTCTAAACCTATCTAGCGTTGGGTAAGAAGCATTCCCACCCACACCTGTGGCTGACGTTCCCCGTTGCGCCACCTGCATCGCACCATTGATGATGAGGTTTTTGTGTGGGAATGTGGCAAGCAACGCCGCATTCGCATTGGGCGTGGTTGCGCTTGCGATGTCTCTTGCTTTAGTCATACCTATACCTCTTCAGGCCAATCGTTGATAGGGGCGTTGCCGTCCTCTGGAGCCTCGTAGAGCGCCATAAAGTCCTCTAGGGTAGTGGCGGCAGTAATGGCCGCCTCAATCGTGCCTGAAGCGGCTCTAACGTCAGATCTGTACTGTAGTACATTTTCTGGGGCGCCCTCATTGGTTTCCGCTTTACGGACAACATACCAGTCAGTCGGCGCTAGTAGACCAGCCGCCTGCGCCTTTACAGTCGCAATGGCGTTTGACTTGAGACCCTTGGTGATCGTGCCGTCTTCTTCCGTTACATCATCCAACGACTTAGCCACACCGGCTGACCAGTAGAACCGTCCATCGAAGCTGGCTGGGTCATCTTCCCAGACAAGCCCCTTGGCTGCTTTGGTTGCGGCATCCCACAACATCCAGTTGGATGGGTGCTGTATTCCGTCATTGTCAGTCCACGCCTTGCCAGCGCGGATAATACGACCTGAGTATTTATATGCCATCGGTTATCTCCTATCTGGCGTTAGCGTATTTGAATGGTGTTTCGGCAAAGGCTAGGTATATGAAGGTTGCGCCTGATGAGTTAAAGCCACCAGAAAAATTCCTACATTTTACACCATTAGATACAAAATCCATAAATGTACTTGTTACATCTGCACCATTTGTATTGGCATACAACCTTTGTGTTACCACGTTGTCAGGGTCCCGCCCGCTATCGTGAATTTGCCAATTCTCACCTGATGCAATATTTTTAATCATAATCCAAGCTGGCCTAAACCCTGTGTAGATAAACGGCCCATCTGCGCTGCCATTGCCGGTGTAGCTGCCCGCCTTGCTGAATCCATCAACATCTGCGAAACAGTAGGCTACATAACTACCACCCGCCGTTGCAACCTCACTCCACCCGCTTACAGTAAAGGTTGTGCTTGTCAGTGAGGAAATATTGTTGGTGTCAACAGCATTTGTACCGTTTAAGTAAAGCTGTTTATTTGCCCCACTAATTGCTGTCCAATGAGAAACCCACTGCCCAGTTGTGTCTCTGCGTTTTACAATTACAACAGACGGCGTTACCCCAAGACCGTGTCCGACTGAACCGCTAGAACCTGATGGGCTGTAAGTCAGAACACTAAACCCTGCGTCAACATTCGCGGAAACTTGCGAGGTGATTGAACCGTCAGTATTGCTGACCGCAGAGCCGCCAGCTTTCCAGTTCCAAGCAACGTATGTTTTACCTATGCCGTTAAATAAGTCATTATCAATTGAACCTGCTGTTGTGCTAAATCCATCTGGAAGTGAAGAGTCCATATAACCATATGTCGAAGAAGAAGATTCCGCTGAAGTTGATGCGGAAGATAGAACTTTATTTACTCCAAATCCACGCACAGAATCATATATACGGTGTCCGTAAGCAACACTCCTCACAGCAGACCACACTAAATCCGGTTGAAATCCGACCCCAGTAAAATCTCTACCTGAAGCTGTATCGACACCAGTCCAAATGATAGTATTGAAATGTTCCGACCCATCAATTATTGAAGGCTTTGGAAGGTTTGCGGTACAAAGCGCAAGGTAGCCCCCTGACGGTACAGGATAGGCAAAGTCACCTATGTTGTTGGCGTCTGTGTTGCCGCCAGCCGGACGTGCGCCAGAGAAGGT